GACCCTGTAGCAATTGTCTGACTAGATGTTCCTGAGAAAGAAACTATAGTAGTCTGAGTAGTAGATTCAATAGGACTAGAAGATACTGTAACTTTTGATGAAGATGTTATTGTTGGTCCAATAGTCCCTGTAGCAATTGTCTGACTAGGTGTTCCTGAGAAAGAAACTATAGTAGTCTGAGTAGTAGATTCAATAGGACTAGAAGATACTGTGACTTCTGGTGAAGATGATACTGTAGAACCAATAGACCCTGTAGCAATTGTCTGACTAGGTGTTCCTGAGAAAGAAACTATCGTAGTCTGAGTAATAGATTCAATAGGACTAGAAGATACTGTGACTTCTGGTGAAGATGTTACTGTAGGCCCAATAGACCCTGTAGCAATTGTCTGACTAGGTGAACCTGAGAAAGAAACTATCGTAGTCCGAGTAGTAGATTCAATAGGACTAGAAGATACTGTGACTTCTGGTGAAGATGTTACTGTAGGTCCAATAGTCCCTGTTGCGATTGTCTGACTAGGTGTTCCTGAGAAAGAAACTATCGTAGTCCGAGTAGTAGATTCAATAGGACTAGAAGATACTGTGACTTTTGAAGACCTTGTTACTGTTGGTCCAGAAGAAACTATAGTAGTCCGAGTAGTAGATTCAATAGGACTAGAAGATACTGTAACTTTTGAAGTTCTTGATACTGTTGGTCCAATAGACCCTGTTGCAGAAGTTGTTGTAGACTGTGTCTGAGAATCAGATTGAGTAATTCCTGTACCAGATGACATATGACTAGAAGTTATAGTATTTGTATTGGTTCTAACATTTGTTGCCGTTACTGTAGCACAGACAGTGTTGGAACCTGTGCTAGTCTGACTTGCAGATACCGATGAAGATTCTGAGACTGAACCAGATACTGTGCTAGTTTGAGACCCAGAACTGGTTGTAGATACTGAATCCGTTCTAGAGGGCCTATTTGTGAAAGTCAACGACGTGCTCACAGTCATGGTTACACCTGTAGGAAAAGTAGTAGGAGATACGGACCCTGTACCTAGCATAGAAGTAGACACAGTGTTAGACCACACAGGTGTTCTAGAAGGTGATTGAGATACTGAACCACTTAGACTAGAAGTCTTTGACTGCGTAGTAGATGCTGTCACCGTCTTTGTATTCTTTATTGAACCTGTTATCAAAGGCGTCAACGAATTTAAAAGACTAGCACTCTGAGTCTTTGATGCCAAACCAGTATTAGTCTGAGTAACTGACACAGTAGATGTCTTAGAGGCCGATGTAGAACCAGTATTAGTTACTGTAGCGGTACTTGTCTTACTAGAAAGTGCAGAAGTAGATGGAGCTCCAGATACAGTCTGAGCCGATAATGTAGATGTAGGAGTAGGTGAAGGTGTGGGTGCTGGCCCTCTAGAACATGAACCTGAGATACTGTCTGTAATTGTTCCTCGAATTGTTTTTGTTATTGTTGCTGAACCCGTACTAGTCTTAGAAACCGAGGTTGAACCCGAAACAGTCAAAGTACTTGTACTTGTACGGGTATTAGAACTTGTCCTAGTGTGAGTTTGAGTATCTTGCACAGATCTTGTAATTCTAAGACTCTGTGTTCGATTAGGTGTTGAACTCGGCGTTTTTGAAGGTGCTTGTGTAGATGTTAGTGTAGCGGATGCCGAAATAGTCTTTGTTCTTGGAGCTGACAGAGTCCCTGTCTTAGTAGGTGCTACAGATCTTGAACCTGTAGATGAACCGGTACCAGTCTTTGTGTTAGAGATTGACCTGGTTACACTTGATGAGCCTGTACTAGTCTTAGTAGAAGTAACTGAACCCGTTGTTGTTAGAGTGTTTCTTAAACTGAGTGATCCTCTAGATGATCGAGTATAAGATGCCGATGAAGAGGTAGTCCTTGACGGAGCCATAGAACGTGTCAGAGTAGGCGATGCGCTCTGTGTTTTTGAACCTAGGCCCGATTTTGTTGTAGATGGACTAGATGAACTTGTCTTAGAATTTGTTGTAGTAGCAGTTGTAGTCTTTGTTCTTAGAGGAGTCGAAGACCCTATGGAGGACCCCGTACTGGTCTTAGAACTGGTTGTAGTTTGAGTATCTCTAGGAGTTGCAGATGATGTTTTGGAAGAAGTCGAAGTCCTAGTAGAAGTTCGACTAAACCATGCTGTCTTTGTTGTTGTTGTAGATGGACTGACTAGTTGTGATGCAAAACTAGTTCTAGATAATGTAACTGTCTTAGTAGATGTCTTAGACAGTGTAGATGTAGCTGATGGAATAGTAACAAAACCATCAAGAGCTCTGTTATAAGCCATATCAACCATAGATGCACCGGGTGAGAACGATGCAAGCATGAGTAATAAGAGCATTTACCCTGGTCAATTAATTTTTACATATAGCAACTTTTACGTTATGTTAGAATTCATCGCCAACAGACCTATTTCCACCGCGTCCATTAATTAAATTGCGCTGTGCAGGGGTGGTGCATACACATCCACCGTCACAGCTTAGAGTGGCACCACAGCACTCGGGCTTGCACTGATTATTCTTGAAAATGAATAGATTATCCAGGTCAGGAGAGTCTACATTCGGGCCAATCAGAGGCTCATTTGGCAGAGTAGAACGCCAGCCCTGGTATGCACCGGAGCCAGGATTAGTGCCATCATAAGAACCTACAGGAGCCGTAGCAAACTTACCGCCGGGACCACCTAACATGTCCATAAATCCTTCGTCAGACTTCTTCTTTAATAGACACGATGCAAACCCCTCGTTACTGCGCTGAGGCCAATTTGTCATACCAAGAAGCATGCATAGATTTGCTAAAAATAAAAGGACCAACATACCTATTAGATATGAACCGCGATAAGACATATTCTACCCTAGTGGGCGATTTAAAATTAATTCATCGACTAATTGACTAATCCTATGCAATCCAATTTCAGATGCATCGCGTATTTGTGTGTTACCAATCGATAAAATACCTCTTGACATATAAAAATGTATGAGAGGCGATTTTACTGAATTGACCGAATAATATTGTATCCATGTATCGTTTTCATTATCATACATCCATGTTCCATTTGAAATTTGTTTAGGGCCAAGATAACCTTCAAGATGAACGATACCTGTGATAACTCCATCCATTAAATGATCTCCAATTTTAAGGTCAGATGCTTTTACTTTTTTATCGTGGCGCTGAATCATGCAATCAGGAGAAAAACCGGCATCTGAATGAACAGGTACACCGCCGGAGAAACCATTTAACATTTCAAAGACTCTTGAATACCAAATATCAAGTACGGGATCATTTTCTGGGATTTCTTCCCAGTCGGCAAACATCATCATACCCTGATTAGATAGAACATGAATACGACGGGTCGTAGTTGTAAGACAGTATACATATTCTTCGGTAGATATGATTACACCTGCATTAGGATGTTTTCGGACCGGTATTAGTCTTGGATTATATACTAAATGGTCGCCGGAAACCTTTATTCCATTCAAGTCATACATTGTACCATACCGTTTAAATACATGTGTAGCTTCTACTCGGGCACCATCTATAAGAATATCACCCACTTTGATGTCACGAATAGGCTGTGGACCAAAAGCGGTAGCTACTTGAGTATCTCCTGTAAAACATGCATCATTAATCATTGAAGCAGTAATTGCCGTTGTAACAACTACTGCAGTAACCATTACTAAGGTAGAAACTGTTAGAATTAATCCAGAAATAGGCGCAAATAGATAAAATAACAATATCTGTAATACTAAGATAATTCCAATAATTATAACGGCTACCATAAGTGTGACTTGAACAGTGTTAATCATTGCCGTAATCATGGAAACAAGGGCCATTGCAATAGAAAATGTGATTCCTTGAAGACGGTCAATAAGAGCATACATGTTAATCATCATATTCCGTAGAAGTTTGGCTGCACTATTAAATCGCTCCATAAACATTGCATACGCCTGGTAACACATAGACCAGAGAGATGTAAATGTCTTTGTCATGCCATCAACAAGAGCACTTGTTATAGATACTAGACCACCCTGGGACTCGGATAAGTTTTTTAGACCAACTGTTGCCGTTTTCAAAGAAGTTTCTATATATTGTTTCTGGCAAAAATGCCAGTTTTCTGTTGCAAATTCTGAGCCAGTCCGTGTATCAGTCTTGGGCTTAAAAAGAGCAGCAGTAGCTATTACGCCCGGTTTACAACGACTTTCATCCCATGATGCCATAATAGAATCACGTAATGTAAGTGTAATAATTATAGAAAGTCCTAGGCCGAGAATCAGTGTTGTAGCAAATAACTTTGGATCCATTGCTCCCCCTGTTGGAGGTAAATACAATAAGAATGATTTTCTATCTTAAGTAGATGGATGACTCTTCAGAACAATCAAACCGGGTCCAACAAATACCAACTAACTTGTACAAAAAAACAATGGTAGACATGTCCCATATAGTTAATACAACAGCATCTAATAAACTTTCTGAACCACCTTCTCTCTATATGTTTATCGGCATCACTTTTGTTCTTATCTTAATAGGATGGATTATAAGTGAAATAGCAAACTGGCATGAAATTCACAATAACTGGGATAAGTATAAGTGTATTCCCAGTATTACAGCATTTTCCAAGTTTTACGGATATGACTTAAATGAAACTATGAATTTTTGTATTGGAGAAGCAGTAAAAAATAATTCTGCCGGAGTCATAGTTCCCTTGTATAAGGGTATAGATACTATTTCAAAGACAGTTGAAGGAGTATATGACAAGGCCTCCGCAATAGAAGGTGGTATTAAATCACTTCTCAGTGGATTTACTACATTTCTAACCAATTTTGCCAATTCATTTCGTCTTATTGGAACAAGAATCCGGGTCTCATTGATAAAAATCCGTGATATTTTTGACAAGGTATTTGGAATGTTTACATCATTTGCTCTTGCAGGTGTTACAGCAATTACATTTGGCCAAAATCTTATGTGTAATCCACTTGTAACATTTATTGGAACAATTGCCGGTGTCGACGTCTGTTGTTTTGCACCTGGAACACTAGTTAACATGAGTTCTGGAACAAAGGCTATTGAAACAATTGGTATAGGAGATATATTAGCCGATGGGTCTATAGTAACATCTACTCTAGAATTTCACGGTTTAGAAACATCAATGGTTCGTATTAATGGTATCCATGTAAGTGGAAATCATTATCTGTTAGAATCAGAAAAATTTGTAGAAGCCAAGAATCATCCTGATGCTGTTAAAGCGGAGTCTGTACCGCTCATATATTGTCTGAATACAACTTCTAACCGTATTCCTATAGGTTCTAACATATTTACTGATTATGATGAAACATCAGAACCCGTTGTAATCCGTGCTGCTAAATCCGCTGCTGAAATAGAATTAAATGGTTCTTCTAGACCATCATCAGATGATTATAGTCTGGGTATTGATCCAAGAGCAAGAGTCGGCAACAAAAGGATAGAAGACTTACAGATTGGTGACACAGTTAATGAGTCGCGCGTAATTGGCCTAATTACAGAACTATGCTCAGAATGCTGTAAGACACCAGGAGGTATTATATTATCTATAAATCAACTAATATATAACGGGTCTTGGACCAGAGCAGAATTCATTTTTCCCCGTATTTCTGGTGCCCATACACTAAAAAATGTAATTCTTTCAAATAATGATCCACTGTGTCTACAAAATGAAGGAACTGAATGTTTAGTTACCCGTGATTATATGGAGGTTCATTCTACCTCAGTACAAGAGCCATATGATAATTGGTTGACTAGCTCTTAACCAGAGTCTTGAGGTCCTGGGGCAATGGGCTAATCTCGCACTTGTAGTGTTCACCAATCCGAGTAAGTACAGTTGCCTCGCTAGGATTGACAAAGGAGATAGAAACACCCTTGCGCCCATATCGACCACAGCGCCCAATACGATGCACGTAGTTCTCCTTGTCCTCGAAGTCAGGAAGCTCAAAGTTAAACACCACCGAGACTGTGTGGACATCGATGCCACGGGCCAATAGATTAGTTGCAATCAGAACTCGGGATGCACCGTCACGAAACTCCTTCATCCGCTGTTGTCTCACAACCTGTGTCATGGGCTCACCATAAATCACACTTGTGGGAAATCCGCGCTCGGTTAGAATGGCATGCAGACGCTCGGCCCGCTCCTTTGAATTCACAAACACAATAGACTGGGTAATTGTCATGCTCTCAAAGATGTCACAGAAACAGTCGACTTTCCAGGAATCCTCCTCTACCTGAACCATGTACTGAGAAATACCGTTCAGTGTGACCTCTGATGTAGTGAGTGTGATACGAACCGGGTCTTTGAGAATCTGACCGGCCAGCTCCAGAACCTCGGGAGGCATAGTAGCAGAAAAGAGTGCAACCTTGCATGTGGAGGGAAGACCCAGTTTTACGATTGCATCTACCTGGTCGGCAAATCGATCGCGCAACATCTCATCTGCCTCGTCCAGTACAAAGTTACGGAGACTGGTAAATGACAGCTCTCGGTTACTAGCCAGGTCATAAATGCGACCTGGAGTACCCACAACAACCTGTGCACCTGCACGGAGCTCACGGATATTTTGGTGGCGGGGAATACCACCCACAGCCAGAAGCACAGAAATCTTCATGTAAGAACCGAGCAGTCTTAGCTGGGTAGCAATCTGGTCTGCTAGCTCATGCGTGTGGGCCAGAATGAGAATCTGAACCTGCTTGAGAGTCGGATCAACTCGGCTCAGAGAACCAATGCCAAAGGTACCCGTCTTACCAGTACCACTCTGTGCTTGACCAAGCACATCTCGGCCATCCTTAATAGGCATAATACCAAGAGTTTGAATAGCCGATGGCTTCTCAAACCCATGGCCATAAATGCCACGGAGAAGACTCTCAGGCAAATCCATGTCATCAAACTTCAGAACAGGAGGATACTCGGACGCGCTACTTTCTGCGATAAATGAATCAGTCATCTGACCCACTTAGGTCACACAATGTTTAAACCCAGTCAACTTTTTAAGTGCCCCTACATAAACATAAGAGCACCTCTGCCCCCTGAAATCATAAGCATATTATACGTTGTTAGCCATGCATAGATATTATATGATGGACGCTCGACTGTATTCTTTTTAAGAACATCAATAAACATCGTTGCAGTAGAATTTCTAGATGTTGACACAGTAACATCAGAACAAAATGCTGATACAAAACTTCCTCCACCACCACCGTTTTCAGTTCCACTACCTCCTCCGTAGTATCCATCTCCGCCTTGAAATCCATTTAGAGTACCGCCAGTCTTGGTATATGTAGACAGAAAACTATAGTCCGTTGACATAGCTGTACCATCAGGAAGACCTGGACCTTCTTTAATAGCCGTTGACGGCATATTTGCATAAGAACGACCTCCACCTCCGCCTCCACCGACACCTGTTGATACATGGGTAGCAATAGAAGAACCACCTTGTAAACCACACGTTAGAATAGTACCCGCATTACCGCCATTTGGACCTTGACCACCAGCTCCAGCTACTGCAATATAGGAATATCCCTTTGTAGTTTGAAGAACTAATGCAATAGAACCATCAGGAATTGTTCGTACATAGATATTCTTAAATCCGTCTACATTCTGTAATTCTTGATTATCAATAGTAAATGTGATTGCAGTACCAGCTCCACCACCTCCAAAACCTGTCAGAGTTATCCTAAATGCCTCTGAATATGTATTTACTTGAAACAGATTTCCATACAATTGATTAAATAAAGGCGTAGTCGGAAATTGCAGTTGTGTAAATGTAGCCGTATATGTGGGAACATAATAATCTGTTGCAGTTGTAAATTCAAGGTCTTTTGATGGTATCTTATCCCAGTTTGCTGCTCCACGCACTTCATCTACTGGCCGGTCATACGCCTCTGCAATTCCACCTGTAGACCACAGACCAAAATCATATCGATAAATATAACGATTTACTAGCGGAGCCCGTTTACAATTTAAGATAGGCATCAATGATCGAAACAAAGAGGGTCCACTAAAATCAAATCTCTCTTTTCCTCCTAGACGAAGAGTGGCCGACAATAATGGATCTGAACGAGTATTACTGAAACCTGTAGTAATATATCCATCACCAAAGTCCCAACTAGGAAAAATGGCATTGGGCCACCATGGTGTCTCAGATGCAGATGCATTTTCAGGTGCCAAATCACGACTGAATAAGAAATATGCATTATATAATGGAGCCTCTATGCGCTGAGCTACCCAGGTAATATCTCGGACTAATCCGCCTTGTTCAATTTCAATCCGGGTCTTAGCAGCACCATTTGTTGGTGCTACTTGAAGAGCATCGTGTGTTTCAATTGGAATCTGAAGATTAGCGGTTCGGAATGCTATTGCCTCTCGGTCTTCCAGACTCACATATTCTACAATCCAGTATGCATCTGTAAAATGGTATTCGGCCGGCATAGTAATGCCTGGCACTCGTGTTCCTAATATATCAGGTAGTGCCATACCTGTAGCTGGGTCGCGTCCGTATTGTTTCAGAGTTGTTCCTGAAGACGTAGGATAATAGAATCCAGCAGATTCAATGTTAGGAAGTGGGCCGACTCCTTCATTAGTTGAAATAGGCGGATTATATCCAACACGATAATCTGTATATACCAGACTCTGAACTGGACGAAATGTACATGTTAATTGTACAGTATCTTTGGCCAAAGCTTGAATAGGCAAAGCCTGGGGTCCTATACCTCTATTCCACCAAAAAGGTGGTACTACTTGAACAGTCTGAGGTGTCTGAATTGTAGTCTTGATTTGACTCAACGTTTTTTGCAATGAATTATATGTTAGAGGATTAAATGACGTAGGATCACGACCTATTAAGAAATTTGTTGTATCAAAATGGTCAAAGGATGAATGTTGTTCATCTATGACTTCAAGAAGACGTGAATCAAACGAATCTATCACACTGTTTGAAATAGACATGGATATTGACGAACAAAGAGCATGTCCGATAGAATTTGTCCAAGACCATGCAGGATATACAGGGCTCTGTACTGCCTTGGATGCCTGTTCTTGAGCGGATACTATGTCCGGCAGAACTACAACTAACACGGCTCGGGTTATGAGTTCTCCGAGAATAGGCAGAGTTACAGTGGCAGTTCTCCCAAAATCGGCTTTGTTATCAAATTCTACACGGCGCCATTGAGAGGCCCATCGAGTACGTTGACGTATTACTGTCTTATAAAATGTGGGTGATGGTTGACCTTCGGTAGGATTAAGCCGAGTTATATCTTCCAAGCCGGAAGATACTATTTTAAGCATTGTTGCCGGTGTAGATGCCATTACTGTTATTGGCAGTAAATAGTTTTTAGACACTAGATATTTTCTAAATATTCTAGTAGAGATGCCAAAAGAATTACATCCAGGATATATGTATTATTATGATTCTAATAATGAAATGCTATTGTTACTATATAAATTAAAAGTCCATATAAATAAAGATAAAGAAGACGACAAACATTATGGTCGTATTACTTATATATTTGTACCTGAATCAAAACTTGTTCTAAGGCCCGATTATAAGTTTATTCCAAATCAAGATATGGAATTAATGACCTCTGATGATTATATTATAGGTACTTTAGAAGAAGTAATTCCAACAACAACCAAGTATTTATATCAAGGAATAACTAAACTAACTAAGAATAAAACACCACCACCATCTGAGAATGTAGACTTATATGTATTTCGTAATTATATCGATGGTAAATACGAATTATGGGGGCTTACTATACCAAAGAATGAACATTTAAAACAAAAATTACTTAAATCAATTATTACAAAAAAAGAATTTGAATCAAGCTCAAACATTCTACATGGTGGTCGCAGAACTAGGAGAAAGAGAAAAACTCGTTCTAAGACTCCGGTAAAATTAAAATAGTTTAGTTTAGTAATGACAGATTTGATAGCAGGAACTAAGTATAAATGTAAAGTTGGTTTAGGCGTGTTGCAATTAACAGCAATTCAAAAAGATTTATATTTTGCAGGCACATTACGCGAAGACACAAAACCTAAACCCATTAATCTAATACTTCCTGCAAATTCTATAGTAGGAGTGTTTGTTTTCAAACAAACATTTGCAAAAGAATTTATCTTAGATGGAGTATCGGTTCAAACTGGTTACCATAAATATTTATTTCAAGTTGAAGAAAATAAATATTGGATATGTGAATATCCTGTTCAATTTGACGAAACACAATTTTTATCAGCATTTGAATCTGTTAAAGGTCAAGGAGGTGGCAAAAGAAAAGGAAACGGAAAAGGAAAAAGAAAAACTCGTTCTAGAATATAGATGACAGACTTAGAACGTGGGAGAAAATATTTATATAATTCTGGAGAAACATTAACTCTGAATAAATTGAATAAAGAAGGGGATGAATATATTGTGTCAAATGATACCATTATTTTAAAATCTGGAGAAATGATACAATATATTGAAAGAATAGATAAAACTTACAAAAATATAAATAATAGAGATAAAATCATTGGTCATATTGAATATATTTTTAAAAAAGATGGAATATATTGTGGATTTAGAATCATAATAGAAAATGAACCACGTATAAATGATTTAATTAAAAAATTATTTATACCACAACATCTGGGGCCTCAAGGAGGTGGCAAAATTAAAAGAAAAAAGAGAAAAACTCGTTCTAGGCTTTAATACGTAAAAACCGCCGAATACGATCTATTGGAGTAAGATACATTCCTGATAAATTATAGTGCCGATAAATTGTAGATGCCGGTATATCATACTTAATTTTTAACTCTTTAATCATAGTATGTATACTTTTAAAATTTCGTCTTAATTCTTTGTACTCATTAGTAGCAAGAATTTGGGCCTTTGTATCTCGTTGAAACCCTTTAATAGCATCAATATGAGGAAGAACAAGTGTTTTAAACTCGTTTTTTTGTGTCCGTGCATATTTTTCAAATGTATCCACCGCTTTTTTAAATTTTTGTACAATCGGTTTTGCGTCTTTGTCTCCATTAAATACAGGCGTATTTATAGGTGGTTTTCCCCATAAAAATTCAAAACAAAACGGACACGTGACCGAATCACCAGACCATACTGCATCTCCTATTAATTTAAACGCACACGTGCTATGCATGACTTTGCCACAGCACGGGAGCTCCGTTAATTTATCATCATCGGAAAGAACATTTGAACAACAGCTCATTATAATATATATGTAGTCTACACTTTAGATTAAATCGGCTACTGACTTTAATGCCTTTGCTATTCCGGGTTCTGAACCTGCATGTCCTGCATCTTCGACTACAATTAGTCTTGCATGCGGTACTCTTTGTTTTAATTCCCACGCTGCCCGAAAAGGACAGACCATGTCATATCTACCTTGCACAATTGTAATAGGCATCTTAAGACGCGATGCATCTTGTAAAAGTTGGTTAGGTTTGAGCCATGCATTATGGCTAAAATAATGATTTTCGAGTATAGCTAATTCTTCAACCATTTTTGATTTTGTAGTATCGGGTGTTGGTTTCAAGAATGAAACCGCAGATTCTAGTTTCCACCATCGATCAGCAGCTGCCTTTCTCGTTTTCTTATTCTTGGAGTGTAACAGAGTTTTATAGGTTCTAACATTATCAGTCTTATTCATGTCAAACTTGGCCCATACTTCGGGCCATACTGTCTGAATTCCTCCTTTATATAACCAGTCGAGTTCCCATTTCTGCATAAGACAGACTCCTCTTAGAATTAGTGCAGAGACTACGGATGGATGTTTTTCAGCATAGGCCAATCCAAGAGTAGAACCCCATGAACCACCATATACAGTCCATTTCTCAATACCAAGATGTTTCCGTAGTTTTTCAATATCACTTACCAAATCCCAGGTTGTATTATGTTTCAAAGAATCTAGACCTCGTGGAAAAGAATAACCACATCCTCTTTGGTCAAACATAATGACACACCACTTCTTAAGATTAAATTGTTTCAATGGATACATCTGAATACCTCCGCCTGGACCACCATGTAAGATAACTACTGGTTTTTTATTTAGAGGTCCATACACTTCATAATACATACTGTATCCGTCTCCTAGATCTAACATCATTCCCTTACTTTACTGTTAGATTTATACTGGCTTGTTGAGTTCCTGAAATGGCTGTGATTACTACAGTTCCTCTAAATAGTCGTGTAATCACAATACCATTAGATACTCTAGCTATTGCTGGTTGAGAAGATGTCCATGTAGACGCACAATTAGCAGTAAGAACTATAACGGAGTTCCGACCCATGACCAAAGATGTTATAACTTGTCTATTTCTAGAAATTGTTAATTGTGTTTGTACTGGTACTGGTACTGGTACTGGTACTGGTACTGGTACTGGTACTGGTACTGGTGCTGGTGCTGGAACAGGTATAACATTAACAGAAGATGAAAAAGATATAAATCCATCCAGAGTAGTAGCCGTTATTACCGCAGTTCCTACCGAGATTCCTCTTACTAGGCCCGCAGTTACAGTAGCTACAGGAGAAGAAGAAAACCACGTTACTCCTTTATTTGTAGCTGTTGGAGGACCTACATTAGCCGTTAATTGTGTTGTATTTCCTACAATGATTGTAGAACCGGATATAGACATTGACGTAACAGGATTAGTAACCAACGCAGTATAACTAGGAACAAATACAGAGCCATTAACTGAGCCTAGTCCAGTACAATTATCAAAACCGACCGATGCTTGATAATCACCATTATGTCCAACTGTAATATCATAGAATGATGAATAT